TCATTAGCAATTATTTGTTCTCCAACTTTCACATCACCAATTTCTTTAATTGTACCATCACGTAATTGTATTTTCTCTTTCACATAGATACACTCGCTGGTATCTTCCAATCCTACATCCGTTGACATAAATCCAGCACGATTTAATTGCGTGGCACTAAAGATTGCAATGTCTTCTTCAACTGCAAGACCACGGAGTTCTTCTGCAATAGCCTTGACTACGAAGTAAGAGCCAGCAGAGATGTTGTTGCGATAACGAGAAGAGACACAAAGATTGAGATAGTCCATAAACAAAATATCTGGCACAAACCCCCTCTTGATTTTCAGTTCGTTCAACAATGCACGAAAATTATTCACAGATGCAGTTGCAGTTGGATACTCTTTGATTATCAGTTTTCCCTTAATCTTATCTCTGAGCTTTCCAATCTTTTTCTCGTAGGATGTTTTAGGCATTTCTTTGAGAGTGTCCATCGTCACATTCATCAAATTTGCATCTATTCTTTCTGCAATTCGTTCTTCTGCCATTTCAAGAGTGATATAAAGAACATTCTTGTTTTCGGATAGACAACTTGCAGCCATGTGACACATAAACAGAGATTTTCCTACGCCAGTTCCAGCCATGGCAATATTGAGCGTCTTTCTTGGAATTCCACCACCAGTAATTTTGTTGAAGTATTCCAAATCAAACGGAATCTTTTTTTCTTTTTTACGATAAAACTTAAATCGTTCATCTGCATTGTCAATGTAATCGTGTCCGATATGAACGTCAAAACTTACACCAAGTGCATCAGCAAGTATGGAAGGAATGGCATCTTTGGTTTCTTTTGTTGTTTTATTTTCATCAAAGATTGCAATTGAATTGATTATTGCATTATAAAGGGCTTTATCTTGACAGAACTTTTCACTTTTTACCATCAACCAATTCATATCAGTTGTCACTGTATCATCTTTATAATCTTTCTCGATTATTTCCAGTGACTCCATTGCAGATTTCAGTTGCTCTTCTGCAATGTCATTCCTTCCATTTAACTCAATACCAAGAGCCTCAATGGATGGTTGCTTGGTGTACTTGTCAAAATACTTTCGTATCTCTTCAAATATCAAGCGGTCAGAAAATGTCGTAAAATACTCATCACGAAAAAATGGTAATGTTTTTCTCGTATAATCTTCATCAAATATCAAGTTTCTTAGGATAGTATCTTCTAATTTCTCCATTTATTCTTTCTTATCAAGAACTGGTTTACTGAAATCGTATTTTCTAGTTTTTCCATCCTCTGATTCTTCCTTTCGTCTTTCAAGTTCTTGGTCTAAAATGTCAATGAATACTTCTCCGAGCATTTTCTCAAATACCTCACCTTCTTCATCACTAAACTCCTTTTCCATCATGTCAGGCGGAATACCAATCATGTCGTATTCAAAACGACATTTCATCGTTCCATCATCATTCTCTTCTTCTGCCATTTGGAACTTACCATATGCAACTGTAATTCCTGCAAATGGGCCCTTCTCTATGAAAACACAAGGTCTATCTTTGCCTTCTGGGTCTTCATTCATCAGACGATACGAGCTCTTCAACTGCTCCTTCGTCATCTCCGCTTGTTCTTCCATAAGTATACTCCATTTGAGTGTAATTGTCAATCTTATTCAAAACGTCTTCGGTGAAATATTTTTCAGGTTTTGAGAGGATTTGTTTACCAAACAATTTTGTGCCGTCTTGTAGTTCATATCGTGTCGCAACTTTCTTGAACACTCCTGCAGCCTCTGCCATTTCCAACAGTCCATAATACTTATGTAACCCATCTTTATAAGTCAAAAGGACATCAACCATCTTGTTTTCTTTGGTCAGTCTTGACTTTTGCATCTTACAGTGAATCACGTTCCCAATTACCTCTGTTCCTTCTTTTTCTTTTCTTTTGGAAAGGAACACAATAGATGAGGCTGCATATTGAATTGACTGGCCTCCGCCCATTACTTTTTGTGGATACATTGAACCAATCTGGTCATAGACATGATTCGTCACGATGAATGGGACATTAACTTTTGCTAACATCAAAGTCAAAACACGAAATGCACCTTTGAGAACTTGTGCTTTTGTCATATCTCGTACAATCTTCCCATCAGACATATCGTTCAATTCTTTTTCAGTAGATAACATACCAAGAGAATCCAGACACATCATCAAAGGTGGCCGTGGTTCTGCTTCTTCTCCGTACTTTTCCAGAATTTTGACTGCTTGAATACGAAACTCTTCTACAGTAGAAACAGGTATATGAATCACTCTGTTCACATCTATTTCTCTTTCACGAAGCATACTACTTGTCAATGCAGATTCCGATTCAAAAAAAATCACTCCTGCTTTTTCATTCATGTCCAAAAACCTTTTCACAAGTCCAAGTGTAAAGAAAGTCTTTCCAGTTGCAGATTCACCAGCTAGTGCCGTGATTTTATTTGCAGGCAATCCACCATAAATTGAACCAGACAAAAGAGCATTAAACACATAAGAACCTGTGTCTATGTACTGTTCAACATCACCACCAAAAATCCCATCTTCAACCAAACTTGCAAATTCGTTTCCTGCTGATTTTGCAAGTTCTTTTATAAAATTACTCATAATTTTCCTTTCATGATATTTTCCCCATTTCTTGCACTTCGTCACAAAGTCCCAATTTCTTTGCTTCTTTTGCATTGAGCCATACATCATGTGCAGGCATAAGTTTTTTACGAATTTCTTTTTCTTTCAATTTAGTGCATTTTTTATAATGATTCATTAATCGTATAGTAGTCAAATCAAATTCCTTGACCCGAGCAAACAATTCATGTTCCTTGCCCCAACTTCCCCATGAATATTGATGAGATAAAATCGATGTATTTGGTGTAAGAATTCGTCTTCCTTTTGCACCAGCGATGAACATCAAAAGACCACACGATGCAATCATTCCCATTCCAATTGTTCGTATCGGAATTTTAGATCCCAACATAACATCAAGAAGAGCAAAACAAGCATTCAAATCTCCGCCAGGAGAACAAATCCCCAAAGTCAATTCCTTGTGTTTCTTTTCTTTAGCAAAATTAGCAGAAATTATCCAATTGATTATAGGATGCATATTTTCCATTGTCACATCTCCCATGAATATATGAAATCCTCTCTGGAATAATTCTGCATCTGGTGCTTCTGTACTTTGTGGTTTCTGGCCTTTTTCTTCTTCTTCTGTCATTTGTCACCTTTCTTTGATAGTTTCTTGAACATATCCCATGTTAAAATTTTGAAATCATTTCCTTCATCATCTGAATATTCTGCTACGTTGTCCTTATCAATAACTTTTTTATCACTAAGGTCTGGCATTACAGTCACAACTTTCATATTCTTTTTCTTTTCCGTTCTATAATCTCTTAATGAAATATTTGCAGCAATTACTAACATAACCGCAAGAGGATCAAAAACAAAGATGAGAAGTATGATTATCCAACGCACGGCCTCTTCAAGTTCATCCTCACTTGCACCATCGTATAACATTTTAGCAACATAACGAATAGGCCCAACTTCCACTTTTGCAAGGTTTAGTTTCATTTTTAATTCATACTTCTCATCTGTTAAATCATCTATCTCTCCTTCTAGAACATCTATTCTTGATTTCAATAATGTTGTTTCATTGTCACTTTCTGCAATTTTATTCAACCCTTTTGTGACTGCACCAAGTTCAATGTACCTCTCAAGAGCCTTGTCTAGTATTTCTAATCTTCCTTCATATCTCCCTATTTGTTCTTGTTTCTGTTCTGTTTTTAATTCAATTCTTTCTATTCGCTCTTCTAATAATGAAGTAGGACTAGATTGTTGAATATGTGCCCGTGAAAGAAACCCAAATATTCCTAAAGATGTTATAAACATCAACACCAGAATTGCAAAGATGAAATATCCCTTTATCAAAAAAGCAGTCGTTTTCCAGTTTTGAAAGGTCCAACTTGCAACGACAAGTTTTCCCACTTCCAGAACCACACCCATTATCATAATTGCAGTTGTGGCACCAGCAAATATTGCCATCAAACCTACGATGGAATACCAAGCTGCAACTGTTGAGATTGCAAGTGCAACAAAAAGTGTTAATAAACCGAAAAACATTATACAAAATGTTCCATTAAATTAGAGCCATCATTGTATGGTGGATGAACAACCACTTTCCCATTAAATAATTTATTCATTATAAAAATTGCTCTACCATTTTGAGTAGATTTATCTGTAATTTTATGAGTAGACGAATACTCTTGTTCAAAATCAATTTTGACTTCTGTATGGCCTGGATCATCATAAAACACTTCTGCAAGTTTTGGAGTTGGAAAAGTAAATACAATATTCTCACATATTCTTAATGCTTCATTCACAAATGTCTTTTTCTTTTCTGGTTCAATATGTTCTATGACTTCACTACACCAACCCCATTCCCATTCATTGTCCTCAAATGGTGTTCCTTCTGTCAAATCCATGACGTAATCTACATTAGGTGGAGCGCCTCTTATATCCAAGGCTGCATATTTTCCACCAGCACCCAATCTTCCCGAATACACTCCATCGTCATAATGTCCTTCCAATACACCTCTGTAAGGGCAAGATACACCAGAACCTATGTCTAGTATTGACTTTCTACCTTTTGGTGGTAAAAATAACAAAAAATACCTTATGACATTTTCTATATTCTTATGTTTATTTACATTCATCCAAAAAAGTCCTCTAGGGTTGATACTCGTTCTGTTTTCCAACCAACCGAATTCATTACAGAACTCATCGGCTCAATGAATGCTTTACTAAACTGCAAATCATAATCAATATAATCCTTCAGGTCAAACTCATGTGGTAGATTGTTCAGTATTGCAATTACAGTATCACCAACAGGATTTGGTTTCTTGAGATACGCAAATTTGATTTTCTCACCATCCTTGATTGTAGGGTAAGAATTCATCAGTTTTAAATCTTTGAGCAATTTGTTATAAATCAATGCACCTTTCACATGAATTGGAGTCCCTTTCTTGTAAAGTTGCGCTGCATCATAATATTTTTCTAACCCACGAACAGACCTTGGAAAGAAGATGTCTTCTGCTTCAAGTTTAGAAAATTCTTCTTTGAATTGTTCAATGTAATTGATAGCATCTTCTTCTGTTCCGCTCATGATAATCCGAAACAATTTTTTCATTTTTTCTTTACAAGCAGCAGGAGTTGAGGAACGAATTGCTTCACTACCCATGATTTTCAACTGTGGCTCTTCGTACCTCACTCCCTCTGAATCAAAGACATTCATGATATAACGTTTCTTTGCGGTCCAGAGTGCTCGGTCTGCAATAATTTCACGATCCATAAACATTAGATGTTGATAATGATTCATCCTCTTAGCAAGTTTGCGATAAGATTTGTCTATGTATGGTTCTATAAGTTGACTACTTGACTTATCTAAAAAATCTACAATTTTATTTACATCATTATCGTCTTTACCATATATGCTTTCAACAAGTGGGCCTAGATTCAGATATACACTATCAGTATCCGATGCAATCACATAATCTTCTTCTGTATTAAGCATTTTGTTCAAATAACAATTCAATTCATTTGCTATATAACGAATTACTAATTTTCCAGTGGAAGTAATAGCTTCTGCCAAGTCAACATCAAAATACCTAAAATACTCATTTCCCATAGCACCGAAAGCAGAATTTAATTGAATTTTTCGTGCCATCTGAAAGTTTTTATATTTTGAAATAGCGTTTACTGTATCACTTTTCAATTTTAGTAATTCAGAATCCGTTAAATTATTCAAGTTCATTTTTTACAATCCTCGTTTAGAAAGTTCTTTTTGTATTTCTTGAAGTTTTCTTTCTTCTTCGAGCATCTTCTTTTTGAAATCTTTTCGTTCTTCATATAATGTTTCCATTAATTCATTCATAAATCCCTTGAAATCTTTACGAAACATTACACCATTCGCAGCCACAGACAGGTTTTGTTCTTTTGATTTTGATAAAACTTTTTTTGCAACATTATTGTCATCAAGAAAAGAATCTACTGTTATCAAATCATCAGTCCAAACTTGCATTTTAGTTTCTGGTGATAAATTTAATTGGCGAATAATAGAAGGATATAGACTTGCCAAATCAAATGAAACGACCCACTTGTGCATTCCCAATATTGGATCTTTAACAAATGCACCCTCAAATTCAGAAGATTTGTGTGTGGTTCTCTTTGGTGGAATGACAATACCTTTACGGAGTAGATGATTGAAAATCAAAGTGTCCCACATACGGACTTGTCCGAAACAGTTTCCGTAGTTGACTTTGCAAAGATATGCTAGTGAAACAATCATCTCAAGAAGTTTTAGTTTGTCCTCAAGACGTTCAACTAATTCTACATCTTTGATGTTGTATTCAATGAACTTCTGATAGTCATTCTTGTAGAGTAGATGTAACGTACCTTGTTCAGAGTAATCAAGTTTGCGCTCTCCTAGTTCCACATTTGCGATATGGTCAAGACGATAAGATTCTTGTGGAGAGTAGATGAATTTGCGATACATCAACAAATAGTCAAGCGTTTCAACACCTACAATTTCATAAGCCTGGAGTTCTTTACCACCCATTCCAAACAACGTGTACTCATTGATTTTTCTCCACGGAGACAACAAACGATATGGATTTTTGGTATTTTTTTTAAAAAGACGTTTTGCACGATTGACAAGGTAAGGTATGTCAAATGTCTCTACGTTCCATCCTGTGAGAACATCTGGTGTTTCTTTGTCCCAAATTTCAAAGAACTTTTCCAACATGACTCGTTCACTCTCAAAACGAAAATAGAAAACATCGTCCCTGTCATAGACAAACTCATCGGTGCCAAAGACATAAACTTTTTTGTCAATCTTGAGTGTGATAGCTGTAACTTGTTCGTTTGCGGTTTCTATGTTTGGAAACCCTTGTTCCGAACTAGTTTCTATATCTAGGTAAGCAATACGAATTTGTGAGAAGTCGTATTCAATATGTTCTTCTGGAAAGTGTTCTGCAAGAAAAGAGAACTCAAACTTGGTATTTCCATGAATCTCAAAGTTCTCAACTTCTTTGTACTTGCGTATAAATTCACGACACTCTTTGATGTTACCTGGGCGTATTTCACCCATAAGTTGACCATCAAGTGTTTTGAATTTACCTTGATTATTTCTGGCAGGAATGTAAAGAGGCGGGTGATACTCTATACGATCTTTAAACCGACTACCATCGCCAGAGACACCTCTGAATAGAATATGATTTCCGATACATACAACATTTGTGTAAAAACTCATTATTTGTCTAGGTTTAAGATTCTAACATAATCCACTTTTAACTCATCTAATCTAGTATAACACAATAGAATCTGTTTGTCAATCCAATTCTTTTTAGTATTGAACTGTCCCAACAAAAACAAAATTTGTAAATAACTCAACCAAATATACTTCATAATCTCCTTTCGTAATTACGAGAGAAGACCATCTTTATATTGAGTTTTTCCGTTTACTCTCAATGCCGTCATTGCTTTATTACGATTACTTCCATCTTTTCTATACGAACAATGCACCCATCCACTATGTGGATCTTTTCCATCATAAAACTCAAGAATAAGCTGGTCAAAATCTAAATTGGCCTCAATCCAGTGTGCAATGTCTGGATTAGATATTCTGGAAGATTCAAAATCCGCCGCTTCTCCATTACAATGCTGGCTCTTCCCTGACCCACCAACTGCTTTGTTTAGTGCAGGGCCACGATAACCACTATTGATGCGAATAGGACCAAATTCCTCTCTCAATGGTTGTAGAACGTGATTGCAGAGATTCACTAAATTAATAACGTGTTCCATTGTCGGCGTATTAACAAGTCCCAATCTCTCTGCTGTAGAACTTTTCGTCATTTCCGTCAATGCAAAATTTTTTGTAAGATAAATTGACATATTTTTCCTAATCTTGTATGACTTCTATTGTTCTAGAATTTGGATCAAATCTAACTTTCAGATCAATTTCAATTGGAAGAAATTGTCCGTCTTTCATAGGAACTGGTAGTTTTCCTTCTGCTGCAGCCTGAAGTGCTTCTGTTGCAGATTGGTGTGGATGGTTTGTATCATCCGCTATGATTTTGTCAAGTTCTTCTTTCGCATCATCTGGTAACAAATCATCTAACATTTTATCAACATGATCTTTTGCTAGGGTTTGAGCTTTATCAACTATCAACCCAGATACAACATTAAATAACATTCCTGCCAATGGTAACATATAATTCCCCTCTCAATTAGTTAAAAAATAAAAAAATACCCCATCAAAGTATATATCTCTTTGATGGGGTTTAGAGGATTACTTATCCTTGTGATCAATCACTTTTGAATGATTTTTGATTGGGATAAGCCGAGGTTTCTTTTCCTCTGGAATCACTTTTTCAAGTGAAATATTCAGAAGACCATTTTGGAATTCTGCTCCCTTTACAACCATATCGTCTGAAAGGGACCACATACGAGAAAATGACCTTCTCGCAATTCCACGATGAACATATTTCTTTTCATCTGGATTTTTGTCTTCTGTTGAACGAACAGTAAGCGTACCATCCGCTACTTCAACTTCAATATCATCTTCGGAAAACCCTGCAAGGGCTATTTCAATGATATAATTATAATCATCCACTTTATGAATATTGTAAGGTGGATAACTTTCTTGTTGTGAAGTTGGAAATGACATCAGACGATTGAACATAGAGTCAAACCCTACGGAAAGTCCCAAGAACTTTTCCAAGTCGCCTGCTGTGAAATGTGAATGTCGTGCTAATTGTACCATATTACCTCCTTATAAAGCAAGGTTGGTTGTAAGAAGATTCGTCCCGAAGCACACGGCAACGAATCGGTGAAGAGAGGTTTCCACAATTGGACAACCTCAAAAAAACTATTTATGCAGCCTCAGTAAGAAAAGATGAAATAGGAACAATATTGACTCTTTCTGAACTATGGTTAAGTATCTTTTTGTAATCCTCTTTACAATTAAACTTGATGCCTTTGTGTTCAAGTTTAGTTTTTATTTTGTGGTGATTCTTATTAATTAAGAAACGATTTTCCAAAGTATCTTCTCCCCCATCCTCTAATCGTATAAGATGGTCAAGTTCATAGTCACTAGAATTTAATACATCAATAATATCCATTTTGTTTCCATCAACTGGATTAATACCTTTCTGTCTTTCAAAAGAATCAAATCTATCTTTAATTGTAATTGTACCTCTTTTACTACTAGTCCTTGGTTTAATAAAAGATTGCGCTTTTTTATTTGAAAGAAAATCTTTCAACGCAATATTCAACATTGTATTCATCATTGATTCATCAGAAAGAGATGTTGCTGACGAATATGCATATTGTTTTCCATTTTTGTTATCATAAACTATAGTAGTTTTATCTCTTCTTCTTGCAATTTCTTGTTCATAGAAAATTCCAAATGCGTCAGTAATATTTGAAATTTTGTATTTTGGTAATATTAGTGAAAGAATTTGAAACCAAGTAAAATCTTGTCTTGTTCCCCACTCCTTTAGTTTTTTATTTTTTTTATCTTGGGGATACGAACTCATATTTGCTCTTAATATGGTTTCAAATAAATCATTGTTCTTATAATCCTTTTCATGTTCCGAATCATCTTTATACATATAATTATTAGTTTGATAGTCGAAAAAATTTCCTTTATCAAACCCATCAATACGAATGATACTCTTTGGTTTTCTACTAACGTACCAATCATTCTTCTCAACTATGTTTTGATCAACATCTTTTCTAGTATTGTTTAACCCGACCTTAACATAGTACTTCTCAAACTCTTTTCCCCATTCACGTATTTTATTAGCTATAGGAACATCAAATGCTTGTCTAAACTCTTGTGGATTCTGTGTCACACCGGCATTTACTACATTGAATAGAAGGTGAGCTTGTTTTTTTGTACATCCTAAAATTTTTATAATTGGAATAATTTGGTTTTTCAAAGCAGTTTGAAGTTCCAAATCAAGTTCCCTGAACAACTTCGGGGATTGTCCAAGATTCATTTCCCAAGATTTGTCTGCATCCAACCATCCTGACACAAAACTAGTTTTTGTATGATCAGTATAAGGATAATGCGGATATTTAATATTTCCGTTTTCATCCAGTGTATATTCATCAGTTTTATACAAAAGATACTCAAATATACCAGTATCGACTGCAAACTCATTATTAATATACCTAACATATGACCACGTTTTTTGTTGACCATCGTTATTAATATACCTAACATATGACCACGTTTTTTGTTGACCATCGTTGTTGAGGTTAGAATAATTATCATCAACAAAACCTTCAAAAAACTTTACATCTTCGATTTTTCCATAAGTCCTATTCCATTCTCTGCAAGCATAAGTATCAAGTAATAATATAGCACTCACATTCATACCAGATAATACAGAACACATGAAATTCTTTTTTTGAGTCAATTGCCAAACTTCATCTCTTTGTATGTTTTCTGGATAAGCAATTCTATTATTGACATGAAGATGAAGTAACTCTTCAATTCTCATTGTCTCAAATTTTCTTTTCATAGTGTATTGTTTGTGTTTCAATCTCATTTCATTTCCTTATTGATTGTTTAAGATAATTATATCACATTCTACGAAAGTGTCAAGGCTTTTTTATTCTTTTCCATCCGAACCGAATGGTAAATGCGAGTCCTCAAAGGCAGGGTAGTCCTAATCTGGGTGTGATTAGAATAGAGTAATTGGAGCGCCAGATGCTGTTCCTGTTGCACCTGTTATCTTATCTACGTTTAAACGACTCATTTCTTTCCTGTTGAACCAAACCCACCATCACGCTCTGTTTTGCGTTCTGGTCTTTCAGAAACCTCTTCTAAAACGTGAGGTTGGTCTTTGACTAATTCTGCCTGACAAATTCTTTCTTCGTGATTGATGTATTTCACATAACCACTCATATTGAAAATCATGGCAAAAACTGGTTCTACATAATCTGAATCTATGATACCTACATTGTTTGCAAGTGTAAGTCCTTGTTTCAATGCAAGGCTTGATCTTGGATAAAGACGTACAGAATAACCTCTTGGTATATCAAGTATCAATCCAGTTGGAATCAAAATTCTCTCTTTAGGATTGATCGGTACTCTTTTCAGTTTTACTACTCTCGTTACCTTCTCTGTCTCTGCAAAATCATTTCTGTATACTGTTATTTCTGATTCATTTGGCAGAAAAGAGTACAAATCAAAACACGCCGAACCACTAGTGGCACGATATGGATCTTTGACCTCTGGATTCAACTTGTAGTAACGTAAATCACTACTCATTGTCAACATCGGCTTCTCTTTTGTTTCCTATGTTATATTTTGGAGTCAATTCCCATTCATCCTTTTCCTTGAAAGAAAGGATTTTTAACTGACTTAGCGGAACAGTTGGTTCTTCTGTTTTCCCTGCATCTGTATGTGAAATTAGTTCCCATTCCACTAACAAGTTTGTAATCGTGTTTCTTCTTGCTTTGTCGTTTTCAGAAAAGTTGGATGCTTTTCCGTCAAGTGCAAATAATTCTTTAAAATGAACTATGTAATACTTACCCTGCTTGTGCAGAATATGACATGACTGAAATAAAGTTTTATCTTTTCTTGATGCTATGCCAATGCGTGTGAGGGTTTCTCTGACTTTGAGAAAATCATCGGCTTCTTTCAATTTCACTTCAATCATGGAATCAATGATGTTTTCACTCATCTTTCCCTTTCAAACCACCTTTATCAGAATGTTTTCTTAATATATCCAGTTGCGAATCATTGAGAAGTGTAGCATAATCTCTCGCTTTCGCATAACTGCATTTATAATAATCTTTTATCAATTCAAGAACTTCATTGTTCTCTCTTTTCAACCATTTACTGTATCGTTTCTTTGGTCTAATACTATTTAGAAAAAAGTCAAACTGAAGTTTTGAATCAAGGTGATTGTATTCATTCATAAGATTTGCATAAAGAACCATGTCATAACTGAAACTCAGGGCTCGGTTTACAATAAAAGGTTTGTATTCCTTTTCAAGTTCTGGATTATCATCAATGAGATTTTTCTTACCATGCTCAATTTGTTTGGTAAAATCAAATGGACTCATGACATAAACTCCGAAAGAGATGAACGAACTTTAGTCTTGTTAAGTTCACTATGAAACGCTTCGTGTTTCTTCATAGAATATTTAGAACCATCAAAACTCTCTAAATATTTTTCCATCTTCTTTCGTATCTCATCGTTTGGAATAAACAAACGAGTATGGCGAGAATATGGATCATCTTTCAATCCAAATTGTAAAACCCATCTACGAATGGTTTCCCAAGAATTGCCACCCATCCCATCAACCATTTTTGGATGGGTTTGATACAGAAAATCTTTTTTGAATTCCAAGTCATTAAGAATAAAATATAACCAAGGTTTACAAAAAGATCCTTCAATTTTTTGAATTTTAGTATGTTGCCATCCATTAATCATAGCTTGTACTAGATTGTCTCTAAATACCATATCATGTTTTGGTATTTGATAAGAAAAATTATCAGGCAAATTTTGTATCAATCTTTGAAATTCTTCTTTAGTTTTGAAAAAATAAGGATAATTGTTTCCCAGAACTTCTCTCATCATAGGTGAATCATACACCAAAGTAGGTGTTCCTACTTGAATTGGATCTTGTACTGATAAATTCCAAGTTGCATATCCTTTAATCCACGCAACCGAAGCATAAGAACCCCTTAAAAAATCTGAATACAATTCCAATGAACCGAGACGAGATTTGGGTATTCCTTCATATGCATACTTAAATCTACCAGGCTCAAATACGGATTCTTCTTGATTTTCTTCCAACTCTTCCAATCCAGTTGTTTCTACTGGTGAATATCCAGATAATGGTTTTTTGACTTTTTCATCGGTGACTAAAACTTGATACTCTTCAGGCAATCCTTCCATCATCTTATGAAGATGTCTTGCACCAGTTGTGTCATTCCACCTGTGATTAAATGCAATTATTTTCTTTCCTTCTGGTGGACTCCAATACTCTCCATTTGTTTGTGGAAGTGGTTTTGCTTTAAGTGGCATTTTTGTAATCTTATCCATCAAAATCTTTTCATTTGGGCTCAAAACGTGTGGTATTCCTTGTCTTGTACGAGCTTTCTTTCTAAAATTGGATAGAATATATTCCGTACTAGCATCAGAATGAAAAAAGATCTTGCTACATCTATCAATGGCTTCAAACTGACGAAAAAATGTTGGGGGAAACGTTGGAGCAGGACTTGATGCAGTACAATCAACCCAATGAAAAAATGAAAATCCATCCGTATTGATTTGACCATATCTAATTGACAACAAATTCCAAAGAACATTTGTAAGAATTTCTGGTTGATGAGTAAATACAAAATCAATATCTATTGATGATGTTTCTAGTGTGATAAACTCTCCAGGCCGGAATTCAACTTTTTGTCTACCAGAAAAAATTCGACAAAATGTCCTACCATCAAAATTGGCACGATTTTGCATAACCGATTGTGGATATGGAAATGGTATCATTGTTACATTATCCATCGAATACAAACGATCAGAAGGAGAAAGAGTGTTCAATTCAGGAACAAGAATGTAATGATGACACATTGGTAAAAAATCCACTGTATCCATCATTACTTTCCAGTTAGAACACCTTTCTATTTCATACTTACTTCCCTTCCATCTAACAGGAGAGGCTACGTGTAAAATACGTTTACCAAAAATTGGTACTTTACCATATTTTTTAAATATTTCATTCATACAAACTCACATTCTGCCATCAACTCAACAAGACAGGCGACAAGGTTAATCTCTTGGTCTGCAACAAAAGCAGATTTATATTGATACTCTGCAATTGTCAGAACCGCTTGTGGAATAGAACCTTTATCCACTACATTATATAACTCATCATAGATTTTACGATAGACAGTTGCAGGGTCATTGTCTACATTAGCAACAACCCATTGTCTCATTTTGGAAAAGTTTTTTTCACGCAACGAATCTATCAACTCCTTGAGATTCATTTCCTTGATGTTTGCAAGAACACCAGAATTGATTTCACCAGAAGTAGAATATCTTTGCAACTCGTTCAAAACCCTACGAAAATCTGGAAAGTGCTTGAGAACAAGTTTTGCAATGACTTCTTTATCATAATCAATTGATTCATTCGTAAGAATATTTTCTACTCTTTTCATAAAACGAGATGCAATAACCGGCTTCTCTTCATGTTTGAGAGTAAAGTCAATCACAGCACAACGAGAATGAATCGGTTCTATGATACGATTTTTGTAATTGCAAGTGAAGATAAAAGAACAATTTTCTGCAAATCGTTCTATGAAGTTTCTCATTGCTGGTTGAACGGAATCGGCATTCATATAATCCGCTTCGTCTATGATTGCAACTTTGCGACTACCAGACAATGAGATTGTAGAACAGAATTGTGTCAACTTTGTTCGTAGAGTGTCAATCATTCTACCTTCATCAGAACCATTGATGATTAGATAGTCTGCTCTTGTCTCGTTGCAGATAGCACGAGCAGCAGTTGTTTTACCAATACCAGATGTTCCAGTAAACATCAAGTTTGGTATTTTGTTTTGACTGACTACATCACGTAAAGTTTTCTTGATTGATTCTGGAAGAATACAATCTTCAATAGTTCTCGGGCGATATCGCTCTGTCCATAATAAAGATTCTGACATATTTACCCCTCATATGTGGAGTTTTGTTCAAGAGCTATCCAGTAAGTCAAAGTGTCAGTTTTTCTTTTGAATTTAGATATTCTTTTAGAAGAAAGTTCTATATCGTAACTACCTTCCATGACTTTAGTGAGGTTTTCTGTTTTGAAAACCATTCTGAATGTTTTATCAGTCTCCCCAACTTTAATGGAAAATATATCAGAACTGACATTACCAGTATCAGAAACAACAAGACGAAT